ATTGGACAGGACACATTCCAACCACGTATCGGGTTTAAGACTCGTTATGGAATGGTTCTTAACCCATTTGCTAAGGGCAAGACAGCTCTCACAAACTCTGATCCACAGCATTCATCAAACATTGGTGCTAATGCTTACTACAGAAGAGTTAGAGTTGCTAACCTAATGTAATCACCGATTACACATATCTAAAAGGAGGGTGCTTGACACCCTCTTTTTTTATGCTATAATATATTTGTAAGGACGCTTACGTCGGGTGTGACTGAATAAACTTACTGGCATATAGCTAGTTAAGGTGATGAGACACAGGTGGTGCTGCTCCTAGGGAACTAGGAGAATCGACTTACCAGTCGGGTCTCAGGCAGAGACGTTTTTCTAAACTGTAGAAATGCCCGTCTCTTGTTGGTATACAGGATTCCAACCACCCTCTTTTTTACCTAGGCATTTCTTTTTGTTAAGAAAATGTATACTAGGTATAAATTTTTTGGTAAATAGTTATATAGAGTTCGGGGGAATTAGAATGCAACCTACTTCCTTTATTATTGAGAGCGGGTAAAACCGCTCTTTTTTTATGCGACTAAATATATCAGAGATTATAATATCATGAAGAGATGGTTCATTATTGGACTAGGAGCAACTCTAGGTCTTTCTCATATTGGATTAATAGGTATGGTTGTGAGACGCAACGAGGTTCCGAAGTTTAATCTACCTGTTGGCAACTATACCACGTATAAGATTACCGCAGGAAGAGACGGATACGAACTTGAGTATCGAGCGAATGACCCGAAGGTCATGGTAGTTGATAAGGACATAGTAAAACCTGGTGGATTCTTAGGGTTTGGTAAGACAATCGTTAAGACTACAGAACAGTACACTATGAATGGAGCATTGCATCAAGGTACTACTAATGTACAGGACGCTCAAAATATTGCTTGCATAGAAGCAATAGGTTCAGCAAAAGGTACAGGTCAATTAGTAGGTGCTAGTGTAGGTGCTAGTGCAGCACCAGCATTGTCTGGTATACCATTTGTAGGATGGGTTGCTGCAGGATGGGCGACTATGTTCGGTGCAAAACAAGGCGAGAACATCGCTGCTACTATGGCAAGTGACTTGAACGAGAACTGTCAAGAGGACAATTAAATGGCATACGACGGGACGTTATTTTCACCCGCAAATAAAAACTTCCTATCTCCGATAGGATTTAAGTTTATCATTGGTAGGACACCCAATGTAGATTACTTTGCTCAGACTGCATCTATACCTGACATCAGCATAGGTGTAAGAGAGATTACTACACCTATCAAAGAGTATTCTGTGCCAGGCGATAAGATGTCATTTGGTGACCTCAATCTCAGGTTCCTAGTTAACGAAGACCTTGACAATTACTTTGAGATATACAAGTGGTTACGTGGACTTACAAACCCACTAGAACAAAAGACATTCCAAGAGTATATCCGTGGTGTAGATGAGAAAGGTAGAACCGACGATTTTACAAAGACCATGAGTGACGCACGTTTACTTGTGCTCAATAGCAACTATAATAGTATAGCAACCATAAACTTCTTCAATATATTTCCTACTAGTCTGACCACTCTAGAGTTTGATGCATCAGCAACTGATGTCAACTACTTTACAGCAGAGGTCAATTTCAAGTATACTGTATATGAGATAACAGATAAGAACCAAAAGAAAGTATGAATCTAGAAACTTTGAATGACATGTGGGAGAAAGATGCTCCCTTAGATGATGAAAAACTAGACACCGACTCGTTATCAATCCCCAAATTACATGCTAAATATTTACGTCTTTACAACACGTTTGTCACTTTGCGTGACCAATCAGAACTTGATGTAAAGCGTACTTACCGTGAACGGTGGGAATACTACACAGGCAAATCGGAAACTCCATTTCCTCTGAAACTCATCAAGACAGATGTGCCAATCTATTTGGAATCTGATCAAGAATATCAAAAAAGTGTCCTTAAGAACAAGTATTACAACCAAATGGTCGAGGCAATCAAGACCATACTTACGGCTATTAACAACCGCTCATTCCATATAAAGAATGCGGTTGAGTTCGCCAAGTTCCTTAAAGGATATGAAATCTAACGTTTTTATACAAAAGAAGAACGAAGTATATTTGACTGTAGAGTGCGAACCTCATGTAGGTTATGAACTCGCAGACAAGTTTACCTTTGAGGTACCACAGGCAAAGTTCATGTCAGCGTACAAAAAGAGGTATTGGGATGGAAAAATCAAACTCTTTAGTCCAGGTACAGGTGAGATTTATGTTGGTCTTCTCCCTTATATTATTGCGTTTTGCGAAGAAAGAGGGTACAAGGTTATCCATAAGGACAATGAATTCTATGGTCTTCCATCAGAGGTGGATGAATTTATTACGCCAGAAGGACTAGGAGATTTTGTAAAAGCACTTAATCTACCACACAAAGTCAGAGACTATCAGTACAAGGGTATTTACGAAGCACTTAAGCATAAACGCAAACTACTCTTATCACCCACAGGTTCTGGTAAGTCATTGATGATATATGCCCTGACTAGATTCTGGGATATGAAAAACTTAAAGACTCTCATAGTTGTCCCTACTACATCGTTGGTAGAACAAATGTTTAAGGACTTTAAGGAGTACGGATGGAACGCAAAACAACATTGCCATAAAGTATATGCAGGGGCAGACCCCCGCACTGACAAATCTGTGACAATAACCACATGGCAGTCAGTATACAAACTACCTAGACAGTTCTTTCAAGACTATGGTGCTATCATAGGAGATGAAGCACACCTATTCAAAGCAAAGTCTTTGACAAGTATTATGAACAAACTGTATGACTGTAAATACCGCGTTGGGTTTACAGGTACACTTGATGGTACAGAAACAAACCGTCTTGTTCTCGAAGGTGTATTTGGTAGTGTCAACAAGGTTACTAAGACAGATAACCTTATCAAACAAGGACATCTATCTGAGTTTGAGATAAAAGTATTAATACTAAAACACAAAGTAAAACCATTTGATACCTACCAAGAGGAGATGGATTACCTTGTAGAGCATGAGAATAGAAATAAATTTATACGCAACCTAGTATGTGACCTGTCTGGTAACACACTCGTCCTGTTCAACTACGTTGAACGCCATGGCATGCCATTGTTTGACCTGATAAATAATAAGGTAGGGGAAAACCGTAAGGTCTTTCTCGTCCATGGTGGTATAGATACTGAAGATAGAGAAAAGGCAAGAGGTATCGCAGAGACTACCAGTGATTCAATAATTGTGGCATCTTATGGGACTTTTAGTACTGGGATTAATATTCGGAATTTACATAACGTTGTCTTTGCGTCGCCAAGTAAATCGAAAATCCGAAACCTCCAGTCAATAGGTCGCGTTCTTAGAAAGGGTGACCATAAAACAAAAGCAACCTTGTATGACATAGCGGATGATATGTCCAAGGGTCGCAAGAATAATTACACACTAAATCACTTAGTTGAGAGAGTAAAAATCTACAACGAAGAAAACTTTAATTATGAATTCATCGACGTCCCAATCCGAGAGAACAATGGATAAAGAATTTCTTGCAGCAATTAAATTGGTATCTGGAGAGGAACTACTTTCTATGGTAACCTCCGTACATGATGACAACGGAGACTACATCATACTAGACAATCCTATAGAAGTAGAGGATGTAGTATTACAAGGTAACAAGGCGGGTGCTAAGGTAACCCCATGGATGAAGTTCTCTAAAGAAGAACAGTTCATCATACCTAAAGAACATATTATTACAATCGTAGAGGTAGACACAGACGTACAAGTCTTTTACGCTATGTCTCTAAGGAAATTATCTGGTGATATGGTAGGAGAGAAGAATAGACTTGCTACTGTAGACGAAGCAAGAATCAAACTAGAAGCATGCTTTAAGAAGCAAGGTTCTAAAGACATCTAATAACATCCCTTGAATGAGCACACTCATAGTGTACACACATTTAGAGGTCTTGTCAAGCCCCTCTTGACATTGTTAGCAATTTGGTATAAAATGTACATATACAAAGACACCTAAGATGAAGAGAAAAAGGGTACAGAGTGAGCACTATGTAAACAATAAGGAGTTTTTAGAAGCGTTAATCGTATTTAAAAACAAATGTGCTATAGCGAAGGAAAACGGTGAACCCCGTCCTCCCATCAGCAATTACATAGGAGAATGCTTTCTAAAGATAGCAACACATCTATCATACAAACCAAACTTTGTCAATTACATGTTCCGTGAGGATATGATATGTGATGGCATAGAGAACTGTGTTCAGTATATCCAGAACTTCAATCCAGAAAAATCTAATAACCCTTTTGCTTACTTCACTCAGATTATATACTACGCATTCTTACGCAGGATACAGAAAGAAAAACGTCAATTAGAAATTAAGAATAAGATATTAGATAAGTCAGGTTATGAGGTTGCCTTCCATACAGATGACAAGTCAGGTTCCTCAGACTATAATACAATTAAGGAGAATGTGCAAATAAAGATTAAGTGACATACCCCATTACTATTGTAGATAACTTCTTCGATGAACCAGACCAGATTGTAGCACTAGCGGAGGAGATGAAATACTATGCTCCCGAAACTGGTAACTGGCCAGGCACAAGAACCAAACAACTACATCTTGAAAACGAACGTCTCTTCACATACTTTGGTGAGAAACTCCATCTATTGTTTTATGATTCAGTACCATCTCACTGGTCATTACAATGTCATTTCCAGAAGATAAGACCTTTTGCAAAAGACAAATACAGCAATAGAAATCGCGGGTGGGTGCACCAAGACATTGACACATGGTTTGGTGGTATAGTATACTTAACAAAAGACCCAGAACCAGATACAGGTACATCAGTGTACAAGACAAAGAATGGTTTCTCTCTGCAATATGTGTCAGAGTTGAAAATGAAAGAGAAATGGTATCTTGGTGAGGATGTATCAGATGAAGATTACGATGCAGCATTTAATGCTATGTCAGAACAGTATCAGGAGACTGTCACTATAGAAAACGTATACAACAGACTTGTTCTGTTCAACAACAAAACATACCATGGTGTAAAAACATTTGGTAGTAAACCAAGACTAACTTTAAACTTTTTTGGTATGAGTATGACAGGTAAGATTCCACCACTACAGAGGTCTAGATGAAGGTAGCAATAATAACTGATCAGCACTTCGGTGCTAGAAAATCTAGTCGAGTATTCCACGACTTCTTTAAAAAATTCTATGATAATGTATTCTTTCCTACCCTAGAAAAACGTGGCATCGACACAGTTCTAGATTTAGGTGATACCTATGACAATCGTAGAGCATTAGACCTGTGGTCTGCTGACTGGAGTAAACAGAATTACTTTAATAAATTAAAAGAGATGGGTGTGTACATACATGCACTCGTTGGAAATCATACTGCATATTTTAAAGATACAAATGACATCAATACTCTTACTGGTATTGTTGGCGAGTATGATAATATTAGCATATACGATAGGGCAACAGAAGTTGTAATCGGTGGACTGCCTATATTATTTTTACCTTGGATAAACCAACAGAACAAAGAAGAATCTTATGCTGCTATAGAGAATAGTAAATCTGCAGTTGCTATGGGACACCTAGAACTTAATGGGTTCGAGGCACATCGTGGTTACATAATGGATCACGGTGACAGCACAGCACCATATCAAAAGTTTGATAAGGTATTCTCTGGTCACTATCATCGTAAGAGCACTAGAGGAAATATAACATACCTTGGTAATCCTTATCAGATATATTGGAATGATTATAGAGACCCACGTGGTTTCCATATCTTCGACACCGAGACTCTAGAACTAGAGTTTATACAAAATCCATATGAGATATATCAGAAGATATACTACCATGAAGACAATTTAAAAACGTCGCTTTTTAAATTCCAAGAGTATACAAATAGTTTTATCAAGATAATTGTAGAGAAGAAAACCAAGACAGATAAGTTTGAGTTCTTTATCAGTCAGTTGTATGCTGCAGGAGTCCATGAGATAAAGGTTATCGAAGACCCATCCTTTGAGCAAGACCTTAGTGAAGAAATAGATATCGAGAAAGAAGATACCCTAACTATATTAGAACGCTATGTAGATGACATGGAACATTCTGACAAGTCAGCATTAAAGAATATTCTAAAGTCTCTCTACGTAGAGGCATTGGAGTTAGTATAATGTTTATTCTTGCAGT